TCGTGTGGACTTGGGTCAACATAATAATCCAACTTTTTAACTTCAAAATGAAGAGAGTTCGGAGTTGAATCGGCTACCTGTCCTGGCGTATATGGTGGTGCTCCTGGCGGAAGATGCCACTTAACATCTGGATGATAGTTCAATTGTAACAACGCCCTAGTTGCAAAATTGTCTCTATCTGTGAGAACTTGTCGTTTTTCTTCTCTTGTTTTGGCCTTACCAACCAATTCAAGGGTTTCTAAAATATTAAACATATCAAACTTCTCCTGTAAATTGTTTGTCAGTCAATGCAACTGTTTCCGTTGATTCATAATAATCCCTATTTTGTAAACTCCCGAATTCCGTTTCATCCATCCCCTTTGACCATACCATGTTAATATCGGGATAGAATACCCCCACAGACCTCTTAGGAGTACCGTCAGAGTAATATGCCATAGCAACACATTGTGGAACTACTTTATGTTCTTCATCCTGTCCCGAAAACATTCCAACCCAATCACCAGATTTCAAGTAGTATTCGCAGTATCTAAAGTATGCTTTACGAGAAGCAGTCTGCATTTCTGCATTTCTGCGTTCTTTTTCTCCAATATATTTACCTCTTCCTTGTTTACCTAAAGAGGCAACCATCTCTTTGTTATGTTTGATCCATCCCTTAACGTTCTTAAAGGAATAAATGTCATCATCTGGAAGAACAAGAACACGTTCATTCACATTTTTATATTCTGCTGGTTTTCGTTTCTTTCGCATATTCTTCATGCGTTCCCGAAGAGCTTCACGTTGTTCTTCTGAAATTTTACGAGTACGTTTTACCTTCATCGGTTTACGTTCTATTTTCACTTTCTTTGTCATTATGATTTTTTCTCTTTAGTGTTTTCAATATTATTCTTGATTGTTTCTAACATCATTGTCCATTGTTTTGCAGTAGTTTCAATATCATAGTGCATATCATAGTATTGTTTTTGAAATGCAAGACCCGCTTGAACTGGTGGTTTCCAAAAGTTTTCAATTGCATCTTTCAAAACATACGCAAACTTCCTTGCATGTTCGTTTTTATCTTGAACCATTCCATACATCCATGCAAAGTTTGCACACGTTTCTGGAAGAACTCCAAGATTTGGACATACCACAATACATCCTGCACTCATTGCTTCGATTGCAGATATACATCCTGTTTCTGGATAGACATTTGGATATGCAAGGATATGTGTTTGTTGTAATGCTGACCGAATTTCATCATTAGAAACTGTTCCATGATAGTTCACATTTGGTGTTTCTTTACATGCATCATAAAGAGGTTCCCATTCTTTGTCTTGTTCTTCCCAACCATATATCTTAAAACTTGAATATATGTCATGTTCAACATTCTCCAATTTAATGCTTTAAATGCACCAATCAATACATCTAGTCCACGATGCGGTGTAGAAATATATGCAAGTCTGGTTGGGCCGTCTTTTGGTTTGGTATGTACTGGAATTGGTTCGATTGCGTTCTTGAGAACAACACTTTTTTCATATTCTACATCAAGATCCATATTATATTTTTCAAGTGACCAATCAGAAGGAAATACTAATCGTACAAACATGTCACGATATGTTTTATCTTTTAAAAATTGTACTTCTGGATCTCTTGATGTGTCCTGAAACCAAAGGATTTTTGGTTTATCTTCGTATTCACGAACCCTTGAAAGAATGATCTGAAAGTAGTTCCAGAGGTCATCAGGCACTCTCTCCTTGACTCTTTGATAAATTAACTCACTTCCACCCTTTGCATTCTTTGATTGTTCAACCACATCTCCGTCAGTTGGTGGTGGTGGAAGTCCTTGTTCTTTTCTTTTCCGAATTTCTTTTATTTTAGAATCATCAAACTTCATCATACTCATGAAGATTCTCCGATCTTGTCAAGAGCCTCCACTCTTTCAAGTGCTTCAAGAGATTCATTATTTTCTTCTGTCGGTGGTTCTGATTTCTCTTTTCCAAAGAACTTTAGAACCGCCTGTAAGATTTTATCAAACATATTTTATTTCCATTGTATTATTATAACAAATTATTTAACAAATGTCAAGTTTTTTCTTAAAAAAGTTTACCTTGTTCGATGCCATGTAATTTATATTGAAGTTTTCCATCATGAAATACTTCAACATCATCACCATCTAATTGCTTAATTACGGCTTCATTATCCGCATCTATTCTACTAAATTTCAATATTTGACCATTTTTTGTTTCAACTAGATAAGGGTTTAGCTCATTGGGGGTTCGCATAACTGTTCCTTTAAATGAAATCCTGTCTTACAAATGTAAAATGAATCTACAATGTCAGATACAGGGTAAGAAATTTTGGTTGATTTTGGAGACAACTGGCTCTTTAAATCAACATGTGATTCTGACAAAAACGTTTCGTACATTAACTCTTTATTGGCATTTCCTTTTCCTGTGGCGTGTTTTTTGATTACTGTGGGTGGGATTGTAACATATTTGAATCCGGCTTCTTTAAGTTGTTTTTTGAGTATTCCAGTATTCTCTCCAATATTGAAAACTCTACCTGTCGCCGCAAATGCATAATCTTCCAAGTAAACTCTATCTACCCGGCCATCAAACCATCGAATACATTCAATAGTCCAAGATGCAAGTTTACTAAACCGATCAATATCATCCGTATATTCTGGATAATCATATGCAAATATCTTACCTAATGATTTATGCGACTTGTTCTGTTTCAAAAAATGAAACTTACAATTTTCAAATTCAATCTCATTATCAATTATTTCTGCTACACATACTGCGGGCGATGTTAATGAATAATCAATTCCGGCAACAAATTTAATCTTCTTCAAAAAATTCGTCATAATAAGGTTCCATTAATATTCCACAAAAAGAACAATGAAATGCATGTTCTTCTTGTCTTGATCGTATGTCATCTGCTTCGTACATCATAGTATATTTCGCATTACAATTATTACAGTCTACATCCAATTCAACTTCCATGTCTCTCCGATTAAAGGTCTACAATTTCACACCCACCTTCTGCTGAACAGGCAAGTTCTTGTGATGCTATCGTATAATCTTGCTGTTCATAATTAGACAATGTTGTCCAATCTACCTTCTTTGGTATTTTGACCAACAATTCATCATATTCTTTTTTTGTACAATCTTGATACGGCGCTTGTCTATATGTATGTTCACTAAAAGGTAAGAATGAAATACCACTAATCGAATCGAAATTGTTCCATACCCATGCACCAACATCAAACCATTCGGGCTCTTTAACAGAAACCGTAATAGATGGTTTATGTTCACACCAATGATTTTGATATTTAGTCCAAAGGTCTAATTGTTCAATCGCTGTCATATCTTTTCGACAAACAGCTCCTTTGGGACTTTCCATTGGAAAAGAAAAAACAGTTGTGTGGTCTGGTTTAGTCACATCTGGTTCATTTGGAAATTTTGCCCCTTTCATCATTTTGCAAAGGGGGGCTTTATTGTCCGCTCTTACAGTTCTGATATAATAAGGATTATGCCTGGCATGAATACCAGAAGCACTATCAACAAGCTGACTAACAGTACCACTAGGTTTGACACATGTAATGGCTGCAGATCTTTTGATTCCAAGTTTGTCTGCCCATTCTTTGTTTGTTTCGACTGCAATTTTTCTGAGATCATCTAAAAGTTCCTCCAATCCTTTTTTTCTACCATTAGTTAAAGGATTATCTAAAATGCCGGTAAGTGATACACCAAGAAGTCGTTCTTCGGTGCAATTTTTTTCCCATTCTTTTGTAAGATATCTGAAATTGGTAAGGGTTGATTGAAATGTGCCAAGGATAGTTGCAGTCCTGACTTTCTTAGAAAGAGATTCGCTAGTGTCCCATCTTCGGATAACGCATTCCGACAAGTTGCAAAATTCTCTGCTTCGCAGAATAATCTCACTGCATGGGTTAGTTCCAAAGTCATCTCTTGGCTCTCGTCTGGTAACAAATCCTCCATTTTCATCTGGTTCCTTTTCGTTTAATGCTAGTACTTGATTTTTTGCTGACAAACCATTATTAATTCCACGTTCTCCTGACTTTGAATCATAAAGAGATAACCATTCTCGCATATAAGTTCCAACATCCGGCCGTTCCTTATAATTAACTGAGTTGTTTGCTAGTGCTCGTTGTACATTAAGTTTGTACCATTCTCCATGTTTCGCAAACCTCATTTCTCTATCATTGAGATCTGAAAGACTGATAAGAGCGCTCCTACGAACACCTCCTACCACAACAATTTCTGCAATTTTACAAACAATATCATGACATTCGATAGGTCTAAGTTTTCTTCCTGCCGAATCTTGAAATATTGTTGATACAAAATGAAACAAATCATCTAATGGTTGCGGGCCTGAAGCTCTTCCTCCAAATGTTTTTAAAGGTTCCCCGGCAGCACGAACCTTTGAAAGATCCCATTTTGGAATCTGTCCTGTCCACAACAAACTCAAAAGTTCCTTGAACGCTTTTGCCCAACCAAGTTTTGAATCTGCAACAACAATCGTTGTATCAGTTGGATGAAATTCTTCTGCAACTAATGGTAACTGATTTACATGTCTTGCCTCTACACTAAATCCGACACCAGTTCCATTCATAAGAACATAAAGAATTTCATCGAAAGAACGTGGACTGTCAACTTTTACGTAAGAACAATTATAACCAGCAACATTCTCTTTTCTGAGTGCATCTCCGGCAGTCATCAAACAACGCATAGAAGGCATAACATTTAATGCTAATACATCTTCTCTCAACTCTTCAATCAATCCATTTCCTAAATCATAATCACATACTTCTTTAAGATGTTCTTGAAAAAAAGTAAAATAACGATCTACTGTTTCTCCCCATGTTTCTCTTCGTTTTTTATCATAATCCCATCGTGCATACCGTGAAAGATGAATGAATTGTTGGTATTGAGTAGGTAAGACGGCGGAATTGGTGGGGTTCATTTTTTTCTCCAAGAGGCGAGTTCAGTTTTTGCTAGCAGACCATTGTGCGTGTTCGTATTTATTATATCGATTAATCTTGATTCTTGAATGCTCGCAAGAACCATATCATTCAAATCTTTACAAGCAACAGAATCTGGCCAGATGCAAACATTCCAACCATTGTCAATTGCTTTTTCCATTCTAGAAATGATTTCTGTATTTCTAGGTTCGTTATCAAAGACCATCGTTCCTGTATGATTATCCAATGCACTTGAAATCTCAATTTGTGACCTCAAGTTTACATCTGACCCTGCCATTGCGATACAATTCGGCAGAAACATAGAATCAAACGGGCCTTCAACTACATAAAATTGTTTCTCCAAATCTAGGCGATCCAATCCGAATATTTTAGGAGAATCTTCGTCCATCTTAATCGTGATGTAACGAAGCAGAGTGTTTGTAAACGCTCGTCCTTGAAACGTAATAAGTTGTTTGTTTTTATCAAAGAATGGAATTATTATTCGCTGTTCTTTTTCATTTAAATCATACTCACGTTTTGTTGTATTTCTAACAAAACCTTTAAAGTCCTCTGTATAATATAGGTAACTTAAAAATTGAGGTGGGATTGCACGATTGATCAGATATTTTTTTGCAAAATGCTGGTCATCAAGATCACTAATTCGTGGAAGATCTATCTTAGTATGAAATACTGGTTTCTCATGTTTAAATACTGGATCTTCTGTATTTTGGCCTTTTCCTGTAACACCTTCTTTGTATCTCTCTAAAACATATTGTTTGTGTAATTCACCATCAAGTTGTTTGAGAAAATTAGAAAAAGTATTACTCTGTCCACAATAATGACAACGATAAAAGAGATCTGTCTTTTTTTGATACAGATAACCTCTTGCTTTAGTTTTACTTTTTTGAGAATCACCACAAAATGGACATCGAAAATTATACAACCCCTGTTGTTTATGTTTGAACAGGGGAAGCCTAGATGAAACTAAATTTACGTATTTTGTGTCAATATAAGAAGGCATAACAAACTTAAATAGAATTTTAATGTGATAGTATCATTATACCACATTATGTCAAAATGTCAAGTTTAATTATTTAAGAATTTGGGTATGATGTTTGTTAATAAACATGCAATTGCTGTTGCGATACCAATAGTAATCCATCTCCATTTTTCAAGAGAGTCTACTTTTTTATATAACAATGATATATCAGATGATACTCTGGTTTCTGTTTTATCAATCATTTCTGTACACTTGTCATGAAGATCACCAATTCGTGAATGAAGAAGTTTCAATTCATCACGAACTTCATTGTCACTTGTTTTATGAAGATCTTGGCCCGCAAGTAAACGACCAATATTTTCTGAAAGGGCATTAAGTTTACTGGAAGTATCACTTAACTTTTTCATCAAAGCGTCAAGTTCCTTAGTACGAAACTCATCCTTGATTTTTAAAGTTTGGATTTCAGTTTGAAGTTGTGGATAGATTCTTGTTCGGGCATAGGATAATTCTGCTGGTCTGGTTTCCGTTATGAACT